TGAACGCGCTGGCTGCTGCTGTGTGGGCTTACGCTACTCGCACCCTTACCGCAGGTGGTGGCACAGCGCCAACAGCCGACGAAGTTGCAGCAGCCGTTCTTGCAGCAGCGCAGGCGAATCCAATCCAGTCAGACATTCGCAAGGTAAACGGCCAAGCAGTCAACGGCACTGGCTCTGAAGCCGATCCGTGGGGGCCGGTCTGATGTGGGCAGCATGGGGCATAGCCTGGGGAGATAGCTGGGGTAGTAGCTGGGGTCCATTGCATGAAGTGGAGGAACAACCATTCCGCTTTGGTATGGGGTACTCCAAACTGGACAAGTTCGACCAGAAGCAAGGCCCAACCGTTGATGAAGTTCAAGCAGCATGGGATTTGCTGGAGCTTCGACTAAAGAACGGGACCAAGCAAGAACCGATTGCACAAGAAGCAGTCGAAGTACAGCCGCAAGCAGTCGTGGCCATCGAAAAGCCCGACACAGCAGCGATTGAGCAAGAGCAGCAAGCGATAGCGCGACGGACCAGGAACAAGAAGGCTATTGCCCTGTTGTTGCTGGAAATCGCATGAGTTTTTAACCACCAAGGAGCAGTAACCACATGACTACATTCACCGAAGAAGATTTGGCCCTGATGACACCAGCAGAGCGCGAAGCCGTAACCGCTGGCGACGATGATTCCGACATGCAAACGCTGGAAGAAATCAGCGACAACGCAGAAGAAGCGCAGGACGAGAAGCCAGTTGCGAAGCCAGTAGCCGCCTCAGAAGATGATTCTGACGAAGAAGAAACCCCCACGGCTGTCTATGTGGCTCCCGGCGTGGAAGATTACGACTCCAAGCTGTCAGCAGCCGAAGCCCGCAAGGACGAAGCCTTCAAGAAGATGATGGAAGGCGAACTGTCGGACTCTGAGTACCGCGAGATTGAAAAATCCGTGTCTGCCGAGATTCGCCGCCTTGACCGCGACATGGCAAAGGCTGAAATCAGCGAGGAAATGAACCAGCAGGCCGCAAAGAACGCATGGCATGAGTATGTGCAGGCCCAGGTGGACAGCGAGAAGCGATCCGGCATTGATCTGGCTGGCAATCAAGACCTGATGAACGAGCTTGACCGCACTGTGAAGCTGATTGCGAAGCAGGTACAGGAAGATGCCTCGATGGTGAAGCACCTAGCGGCCACCAAGCCTGGTGCGCTGATTACCAACGTGGACAAGTGGATTCTTTCGGAGTCTGTTGCCATTGTGAAGGCACGGCATCGGCTGGACGCCGCGCCAGCAGCCCGCAAGACCCGCGAACCCGACCTAACTGGGGTGCCGCCGACCCTATCTAGGGTGCCAGTGGCCGCAGAAGCCAGTACAGGTGGCGACGAGTTTGCATACCTGACCAGCCTGAAGGGTGCCGAGTACGAAAAGGCACTGGCAAAACTGTCAGCCGATCAACTTGACCGCTACATGGCTTAACACATGGCAAAAATGACCATTCTTCGCAGGGAACTAGAGGCCGGGGAACATCTGTCGCTGGACGATGGTAGGGTGGTCATTACGCTTGAAGAAAAATCCGGCAGAAAGGCCCGTTTCAAGATAGAAATTCAGCCTTGGGTGCGGGTTGACAAGCCAAATATGGCATCGAATGGCATTTTTGCAGCGAAAAAAGTTGCAAACACCAAACACGCGAATTAGTATTTCGCGCAGCACGGTGCAAAGCCGTGCAAAGTCTGAGCGCAAGAGTGCTCTTTTTTAGCAACCCCGCTATTAAAGGAGTATTACCATGGCGAGGACGATTGTCGGTGTAAATGACAGCCAGGCTGTCAAAAAGTGGAGCGGTTTGTTGTCGGTAGCGGCAACCAAGTCCTCTTATTTCTCCAACAAGATGATGGGCGAGGGCAAACGCTCCAAGCGCCCTATCCAGCGCATTGACGATCTTGAATCGGATGCCGGTGATGCAGTGACAGTCGATCTGTTGATGCCCATGAAGATGGAGCCAATCATTGGCTCTGACACTCTGGACGGCAAAGAAGAATCGCTGCGTTACTACACTGACCGCGTTCTGATTGACCAAGTTCGCGGCGGTGCCGACCTGGGTGATCGCATGACTCGCAAGCGCACACTGCGCAGCCTGCGTGAAGATGCCCTGGACGCAATGAAAAACTGGTGGGCGCGTCTGTTCGACGAGTTGTTCTTCATCCACCTGTCTGGTGCCCGAGGCACTGGCACTGGCTATCTTTGGAGCGCAGGCAATCCGTTCTTCAACGTGAACAGCTTGAATGCCCCCGATGCCAGCCACTTGATGTACGCATCCACGGCCACCAGTAAGTCCACCATTACCAATGCAATGGGCATGGACCTTCGCTTGATTGACCGTGCTGTGGCCAAGGCTGAAACGATGGGCGGCGACTCTACCGATGAACTTTCGATGGTCCCTTGTGACATTGAAGGCGAGTCCAAGTACGTTTGCTTGATGCACACCTTCCAGTTCGACGCTTTGAAGTCCAGTGCATCCACTGGCCAATGGCTCGACATTCAGAAGGCTGCTGCTGCTGCACAAGGCCAGAAGAACCCGATCTTCTCGGGCGCTTTGGGCGAGTACAACGGCGTGATCCTGCACAAGCATCGCAACGTGATCCAGTTCAACGACTACGGCGCTGGTACAAACCTGCCCGCAGCCCGCGCACTGTTCATGGGTTCGCAAGCCGCTCTGATCTGCTTCGGTTCCCCCGGCACAGGTCTGCGCTTCGACTGGACCGAAGAACTGAAGGACCACGGCGACAAGGTGAAGATTGGCTCCAACTCCATCTTCGGCGTGAAGAAAGCCACCTACAAGAACGCGGATAACTCTGTTACCCGTGACTTCGGCGTGATGGCTTTGGACACCTACGCGGTGAATCCGGGCTAATGGGACTGGGGCTAGGCAACTAGCCCCGTTCTATTCCGAAACCTTTTTTCAGGAGAAATTGAAATGGCTTCTTTCCGTACCCTCGCACAGCAAGGCGTTCGCCCGCTGATGCTTCCCGATGACGCAAAACTGTGCAGCGTTTGCGCTGACATTTCTTGGCCCGATGCCGGTGCCGGTATCGCTATCAGTGATGTTGTGCAGATTGCCGACATTCCTGCTGGCGTTGAATTGGTCGATTGGACTTTCGTATCTGACGATATTGATTCCAACGGCACTCCCACTGTGGCGTTCACCCTGGGCAGCTTGAATGCTGGCAAAACTGCTATCTCCACGGCCTACACAGCCGCTGGCGGTATCACTGCCGGTCAAGCTGGTGGCCAGAACGTGCCTTCCGGCGCGACTGCCGCTGCTTGCTTCACTGAAGGCCGCTCTGCTGCCCGCACGATTGGTCTGGTAGCCACCGCTGCCACGGCCACCGCTGCCCTGGCTGGCAAACGCGCCACCTTGGTGATGAAGCTCCGCGCTGGTACTTACTAATCAGTGAGTAGGGGCGCTCGGGCATTCGTGTCCGGGCGCTTTTTTTGTATCAATTTCCATTGGAGACAAGCACATGGCCAAGTTTCGCACCACTATCAAGCACAAAGAAGGCTCCAGCATAGAGCTTTACGGGCTTGAAATTGCATTGAACCCTGATGAATCGGGCTTTTGTGAGTTCGACGTACCCGACGAGCGGGATGACGTTATCGAACGACTAAAGGCGATTCCTGAAGGTTTTGCGCTGGCTGGCGCAGAGACTAAGGCTGCTGAACAACCAGCAGAAGATGTGGTGATCCAAGACTTCGATGGCAATGAAATCAACCTGACAAAGATGGATTTGGATGGGTTGAAAGACTTGGCAGAGCAGATGGGCCTAAAGGTCCACCACAAAGCCAAGGCTGAGACTGTTCGCGGCCAGATCGTTGAGTTTGTGAAGGGCTGATATATGTTGGCCTGGTCCGCGTTCTACCCCTATCTGTTGCCGTGGGTGCCGACTTGCGCCAATCCCGTGATGGATCAGGAATTGCGCCGTGCCGCTAACGAGTTCTTTACGCGCACTCGTGCATGGTGCGTGTGGCTTGACCCAGTAACAACAGTGGACGGCGTTCGTGAATACAACTTCAACCTGCCTGCAAATACCAATTTGGTGCGAATAGAAGTTGCGAATGTAGGTGCTGTGCCTGTCAATGTCGTTTCCTACCGGGACCGCACCACAAACCCAGCCACTAGCCCAAACAGCACGGATGAAGGCTATACCAGTGACGCAAAGACGCTGATTCTTGACCGGGCGTATGCCGCAGGCCAAGAGATTACGGTTTTCGCTTCATTGGCTCCAGCACGTACAGCTACTGGTA